GCGCACCTCGGTCCGGTCGTTCTCGTTGGCAGCAAAGACATCAGAGGCGTTGTCAATCACAACGACATCAGCCCGCGACCGGACAACGACATCAGCAAGCCACTGCATCTTTGCAGTCGCGCCCCCTTCACGCCAAAGCACGCAGTCCGACCGCGTCAGGTCATAGACGATGACGCGATCAGCAAGGTCCGCCAGTTCCACCTTTAAGTCGGCGCAGATATTGGCAACGCGAAAGTGAACAGTCCGCGCCTCATCCTCGCCACTCAGAACCAGCACCCTGCACTGCGTCGTCTGCATCCCCAGGCACGGATAGCCGAACGCCATGCTGACCGCCAGTTGCAGCGACAGATTGGACTTGCCGACACCTCCATTGGCAGCCAGCAGCGTCGTCGTGCCAGCAGGCAGCCAGTTCTCGATGCGCCACTCAGGAGGCTCGACCTCAACGTTTTGGAGCGCCCGCCAGTCGAGGGGCATCAGGTCAGACGCAGGCTCATCAGGCTCAGGATCTGAGCCTGCCAGCCCCAGGTTGACAGTGATGCTGGGGGGCTTCCTGTTCTCAGGAGCGTACTTCTCAGCCGATCGAACTGCACGTTCGATCTCATCAAACCGGGCCTGCCAGCGCCGCACCTCTTCTTCAGGCCCACCCGGCTTGAACTGACGCATCAGGTCGCGCAGATGTTCGACGGCAGCGCCTGGGAACATCCCGCCCGCGACCAGTGACGCAGCAAGCCGGGTGATGCTGTCGTGATAGGCCCGCTCACTCACCGGCCCGATCAAGCCCGCGATCATCTCGCCCGCGTTCACGCCCGCTCCAGAGCCGCCAGAAGGCGCAGGAAGGGTTTCTGCAACGCGCAGGGCGTCGAGTTGGATGCCGACTGCCTCGCAGGCGTCCTCAAGGCTCCAGCGGGTCGATGGATTCCACTGGTCCATCTGCACCTTCCAGTCGCCTGCGGCACGCGGCTTAGTGTTTACCCCACCAGGGAGCCGCACATAACGCACCGCGCCGTTGCCTGATGCGTCATTGTTGCGCCCGCGAACTGCCAGCGCGGCCATTACTTTGTCAATGAGGCGCTTATTTCGGGCATCGATGTCGTCGGGGTCGAGAAAAATGCCGACTTGGAATTTTCCTGGGGAAGTCTGAAGCGAGTACGAAAACCCGGCCACATCACCCGGCTGCACATCATCGACCACCAGCACCGCCAGACGGTCGAATGCCTCCTTGCGTCTGACGATCTCGTTGTCTGGAGTCGCACGCAGGATCGCGGTGCAGAAGTAGGTGTTGTCATCCGTGGCTCGATCAATCAGCGCAGCCTGCGCGGGCAGACCCTTGTACAGACGACCAGACCAGACAGCAGGCGGTGCATTTGATGGATCAGCGCGGAATGAACAAACCCAACCATGCCTCCCGGCCTCAAAAGGCCCGTAGACCTCGGCCAAAAAATCTGAGTTCGTCATCATCGCGGTCACGCCCGCGTTCACAACCGGATTCCAGACAAGTCACTCAGCGTAACGTCCACCCCCGCCTCGCGGCCAATGGCGATGATGGACTTCCAATAACGGGTTGGGATCTGCCCATCAGTGCCGCCAGGGTGAGGCTGGCACCACCGCGAGATGGTCGATCTGTCGATCCCCAACTGCTCCGCGACATAGGTTCTGCCGCCCAGGGCCTCGATGATCGTGTGGGCTGGGTCGAGGGTGTGAATGGTGGTGGCTGCCATAAGTATCATCCATGTTGAGAATCGCGCAACCATACACCAGCGCAGCCGCTGCCGCAAATGATGAGATCGTTTCAACATCGTGAATTGTGGAATGTTGCACGGTTCTCACGTTGCGTTAATCTCAACGCTGTGATCGAATCACCTCTCGCAGCACTGAACCCAAACCCAAACCGAGAACCCAAACCATGACACAACTCATCAAAGAGGCGACGCTCCTGCTGTGTTTCAGCATCTTCTGCGTCATTGCCTTGTGCAGCATGCTGGAGGCGCTCCTGTGACGCTCGACGGCGTCCCTGTCACCATCCTGCGCCGCGAAGGCGACCGGGTGCTGGTGGCGATGGAGACCTACCCTTTCCCCCGTTGGATTGATGCCGCCAAACTGGTGAAGCGTCAGCCTGCGCCATTCATCCCAGCACCATTCTGAAACAACATGCAACCACGACACCCGCAGTCAATCCTCGACCCGCGATTCAAGTACACCCCTTCGCACAAGACAGACATCCGGCGCACGTTCCGCAAGGCACGCCTGCTGGCCCGTATCCAGGCTCGCCTCAATGCGATTTCCACACCACGACAGGACAACAACAATGCCTAAGAAGCGCAAATCAGACGAAATGTCTGACGATGAACTGATAAGCGGGCTGTTGCAATCAAACTTAAAACTGATGCAAGCACTGCATGGAGTCATAAAAACACTCACACAAAAAACCGAAACTGAGCGCCTGCTAGATGAACAGTTGAAAGGCGTTGATATTGAAGCGTTGACAAAAAAAATGATTGCAGAACACAAGAAGGACAAAAGCAATGTTTGATCTCTCATCCATCCGACGCACGAAGCGACTGCGTGCGCCGAAAATTGTGATTGCTGGCCCAGGCAAGATCGGCAAAACGACATTCGCCAGCATGGCCCCCAACTCCATCGGCATCTTGACCGAGGACGGCGCGGATGCAGTCGATGCATCAGCGTTCCCGCTGGCGACATCGCTTGATGATGTGTACTCGGCCATCGGCACCCTGCTCAACGAAGAGCACGACTACCAGTCGGTGTTTCTCGACTCGCTTGACTGGCTTGAGCCTCTGGTGCATCAGCATGTCTGCGCCGCCAACAAGTGGGCCAGCATCGAGGCCGCGGGCTACGGCAAGGGCTACATCGCCGCCGCGGAAGAGTGGCGCAACTTGCTGAACGGCCTGGAGGCTCTGCGTGCCAAGCGAAACATGGCCGTTATCCTCATCGCGCACGACAAGATCAAGCGTTTTGAGTCACCACTGCATGATGGGTATGACCAGTACGTCCTGAAACTGCACGACCGGGCTGCTGCGTTGGTCATGGAGTGGGCCGACATCATCGGTTGGGCCAACTATCAGATCGTCACGACTGAATCAGACGCCGGGTACGGCAACAAAGAAACCAAGGCCCGCACAACGGGCAAACGAATCCTTTATGTCGAACCGCACCCCGCTCACATGGGCGGGAACCGATTCGGCCTGAAGAACATGCCTCTCGACTGGGAGTCATTCTCCGCGGCGCTGACCGCATCTCAATCCTGAACCTCTGGAACACATCATGGCTCAACTGAACTTTAAAGCATCGTCAATCGAGATCACCGAGCGCCCCAGCGCCGCATTCGGCCCCCTGCCTGCGGGTGAGTACGAAATGATCATCGTCCGGTCGGAGACGCGCCCGACCAGGGCAGGCACCGGCCACTTCTTGGAACTGGAGATGCAGGTTGTCTCTGGCCCCGCGTCTGGCCGCCGCCACTGGGAGCGCCTGAACCTCGACAACGTCAACGCTCAGGCCGTCAAGATTGCTCAGGAGACTCTGGCAAAAATCTGCGTCGCGCTGGGGTTGGATGAAGTCAACGACAGCGAAGAGTTGCACGACATCCCGTTCATCGCTGAGATCGGCATCGACAAAAAGGACGAAACGCGCAACGTCATCTATCGCTTCACCCCCGCGATGAAGTCCGCACCCAAGCCCGCCTCGAAGCCTGCTGCCGCTCCGATCAACAACAAGCGTCCCTGGGGCTGAAGTGTGTTGCATTACCACGGTACCCCAATAACTCCCAAGCACGCACTTGAAAGCATGGCAGGGCAGCATTTTTGTGTGTCGTACTTTCGGCCTGACAGTCTCAAGACATGTTTGAAAATCGGACAGTCACTGATGCTTGATAACGGCGCGTTCAGTTGTTTCACACGCAATGTGCCGTTTGACTTGCATGGATTCTATGAGTGGCTAGAGCCAATCTTGGCTCACCCGCATTGGGGCGTGGTTCCAGATGTAATTGGCGGGGATGTTGAAACGCAAAGACAGATGGTCAAAACATGGCCGTTTGGAAAGGCATACGGCATCCCCGTCTGGCATCTGGGCTTGTCAATAGACTACCTGTTTGAGTTGTGCGATGAGTGGGGTCGGGTCTGTTTGGGTTCATCAGGAGAGTTTTGGCAGGTTGGGGCACCGAAATGGTCAGCAAAGATGGATCAGACATTCAATGCCTTGGCACGCCGATACAACAGACTGCCTTGGACTCATGGATTGAGAATGCTCGGACAAGGCAAAAGCGAATGGCCGCTGTCCAGTGCTGATTCAACAAACGTCGCTCTACATCACGCAGAAAAGAAGCAATGCGCCGGGTGTACTGCCAAACACATCAATTCACAAAACCCACCGACAAAGTGGTCAAAAAAACCAGAACAGGACTCACTATGCTTTATGTAGCAATCGCCGTTTATGCAATAGCAATGACGGTCGCAAACCTACTTGTTGCCAAGTTTGGCCCAGGCTTTTCTCCAATCAATGCTTTCGTGCTGATTGGTCTCGACCTTGCGTTGAGAGATTGGCTACACGTTAGGCTTAAAACATGTCAGATGGGGGCATTGATCGCATCCGCTGGAGCATTGACTTATGTGCTGAACCCGAGTGCAGGAATGATCGCCATTGCTTCTGCGTCTGCATTCACTGCCGCCGCGATTGTTGACTGGTCCGTATTTGCTCGGCTCAAAGGAAACTGGCTGCGCCGTGCCAACGCAAGCAATGTGGCTGGTGCTGCTGTTGATTCTTTAGTCTTTCCGACCATCGCCTTTGGCGCACTGATGCCGCACATCGTAGCCATGCAGTTCATTGCAAAAGTAGCAGGCGGCGCAGTGTGGGCCTATGTCATCAACAAAGGAGAACATTGTGGCCGCCATCCCTGATTCTCCGCACACAACTGCGTCGCAGATCGTCAAGTGGTATTCGGCAAAGCCGCAGGAGCACAGGCCGCACCTGGGGGCCAGCATCATCGGCCACAAGTGCGACCGCTACATCTGGTTGGTTTGGAGGTGGGCGCTCAAGCCCAATTTCCCAGGCCGACTGCTGCGGATGTTCGACACCGGGTCGCGGGAGGAGGCCCGGCTGGTGGCTGAGATCCGGGCGATTGGAGCGACCGTCTGGGAGACAGATCCTCAGACGGACAGTCAGTGGCGTGTGACCGCGTTCAAGGGGCACTTCTCAGGCTCACTCGACGGCGTTGCCAAGGGTCTGCCCGAGGCCCCGAAAACGCCTGCGGTTTTGGAGTTCAAGACGCACAACAACAAGTCATTCAATGACCTTGTCAAGAAGCGCGTCCGCGACAGCAAGCCGCAGCACTTCGCCCAGATGCAGTGCTACATGGGCCTGATGGACCTGGACCGTGCGCTCTACATTGCAGTCAACAAAGACACTGACGACCTGTATACCGAGTGGGTCCACTTTGACGCAGATGAGTTTGCAAGGCTCATGGCTCGCGCTGAGTCTCTGATTGAGGCAACGACACCACCGTGGCGAATCAGCAACAACAAAGAGTTCTTCGAGTGCATGTTCTGCTCGTTCTGGAACCACTGCCACGGCGGTCAGGCAGCGGAACCCAACTGTCGCACCTGTTGCCACTCATCACCCGTCGATGATGGGCAGTGGCGGTGCGCGGTCAAGAGTGTCCTTCTGTCTGAGCAAGAGCAGCGCCGCGGGTGTGATGAGCATCTGATGATCCCTGGCCTTGTGCCCTACGCAGACCCGCAGGACGGTGGCGAGAACTGGGTCGCCTACAGGCACAAAGAAACTGGGGCGATGTTCGTCAATGGCCCTGAGTCAATCCGCGAGTATGGGCCGCACTTCACATCACGCGAGTTGCATGACACAAACGGATCACTGATCACAGAGATCATCGAGACGAAGAATCAGTTTCCGATCAGCAAGGTCAGCAGGGGTGAGACGTTCAACCAGACGGGCGACCTCCTGGACCGGATCAGCACGCACCCGGACGACATTCCGGTGCGTCAGGAGGACTCAGCGAGCAAGCAAAAACGGCAGAAGGCGGAGGCCACTGCGAAGGCAATCATGAGGATGAAGAAATGACAGAGTGGACAGTGCTGCTGGGCGTCTATGTGTTGGGCTTCGTTTTCGGGGCCTGTGTCACTGCATTGATGAGGGCGAATGATGAACGCTGAAACAGACATGGAAAAATACATCCACCGGCTCAAGTATCACGACTGGTTCTATGAGTGGTCAGACGACCACCGCGTCTGGCGTGCCGGGAATGACTCCTACAGTTTGCTGAAGGAGTGGCAGAAGAAACTGGACCCGGACTTCAAGGTCTGGAACGAATACGCGCCTGAAGATTGCCATGTCAAACGACCCGCTGAAAACAATGATTTACAAACGCTGTGAAAGTGTCTGCCGCAAGTGCAAGCAGTGCCTGCAATTCGAGAAGATTCTTGAGCAGATTGATCTGGAGCAGCGCAGCCTGCTGGAGCGCCAGCGCGAGGCTGACAGAGAAAAGAGGGGGAAAGAAGGATGACTTTCGAGGAACTGGAAAAGAGGGTGATTTACTGGGCACAAGAGCGCCGGATCATCCCCAACGGGACGCCGACATCGCAACTGTTGAAGGCAGTCAGTGAGATCGGAGAACTCTGCGACGCCGAGGGCAAGAAGGACCGCAAGGCGTCAGAAGATGCTGTGGGTGATGTGCTGGTCTGCTTGATCAACTACTGTGCGCTGCGAAACATGGACATGACGAAGTGTCTGGCCGCGGCGTATGACCAGATCAAGGACCGCAAGGGCTGGCTCATGGCCGACGGTACGTTTGTGAAGGAGCCTGGGCAGTGACGACCTTGAAGGCAGCAGCACAGCAGGCCCTGGCTGCGATTGAAAACGGCGAGTCGCTCGATCACATAGACAACGTCATCGCGCCTGTCCTGCGAGCGGCACTTGCAGAGAACGAACGAAAGACGGCGAAGTCAGGCGCTGAATTTGGACAGCACGACATCCGCGGGCGCATCCTGATGCGTCTGCGAAAGGGTCCGTTGTCCACTGATGATCTGGCGAAAGATCTCCGGGCAGCGCGATCCACTGTCGCCAACGCGCTGGCAGAACTGCATCGCAAGAAACGCATCGTCATTATTAGCTGGGCAAAGACAGGATCGATTCCGGCCAGGGTCTGGGGCCTGGGGGATCGTGATGCTGACCGACCGCCGCTGATTACGCGAGAGGCGAAGAACGAACGCAAACGCGAACTGAGAAAGATCCAGAAGGCGCAGCGCGAGAGCATGAAAGAGTTGCCGCCCACACTGACACCCCGCCGCGATCCTGCGGCCTCATGGTTCTGAACATGGACAACATCAATCCGCAGCACTACAGAAACGGCGACATTGAATGCATTGACGCGCTCAAAGCCGCGACAGTTTTTAAGCACGGCATCGAGGCAGTCTGCGTTGCGAACGTGATTAAGTACCTCTGGAGGTACGAATCGAAGGGAGGGGTTGAGGACGCAAAAAAAGCACGCTGGTACTTGGATCGACTTATCAAGGAACTTGAGAAATGAAGTACGTTGTCGGCATCGACCCAGGCGCGAGGGGCGCTGTTGCAATCCTCGACTATGAGGGCAACTTGATCGAGGTCTGGGACGTCCCGACTGTCGAAATCAAGACAGGCAAGACGGTCAAGAAACGGATCAGCCCTGAGATGTTCGCGGCAGAACTCAGGAACTGGCAGGACGCCGCCGCCTGCTACACAGAGAAGGTCGGCGCGATGCCTGGGCAGGGCACCTCAAGCATGTTCCAGTTTGGCGAGAGCCTGGGGATCATCCGCGGCATCATGGCCGGGATGGCGATCCCGACGACATTGGTGACGCCCCAGGTCTGGAAACGGGACATGAAGCTGCCAGTCGGCAAGGAATGGTCCAGGCAGAGAGCCGCCCAGATGTGGCCGAAACACGCCAGAGAGTTTGCCCGCGTCAAGGATGACGGACGCGCCGAGGCGGCCCTGCTTGGGATGTGGGGCCTGACCTATGCAGAACGTGCCGCAAAAAACCGTTGACACAGGCATATGATGGTGTGAGAATCGCATCACACCAACACAGGAACCCACGACATGGCTCTGAAACTGCGCGGCACAACGTACTGGCTTGACTGCATGATTAACGGCACTCGCATCCGCGAGTCGCTCAAGACCAGCGACAAGAAGCAGGCTCAGGAACTTCACGACATCCGCCGCGCCGAACTCTGGCGTGCGCGGGTGCTCAAGGAGCGCCCCAAGAAAACATGGAACGATGCCACCGCCCGCTGGCTTAATGAGCGCGGCCACAAGCGCAGCATTCAGGACGACCGGGACAAGATCCGCACCCTTGAGCCGCGTCTGGCGGGCATGATGCTTGCCGACATCGACCGCGACACCATCGAGTCGGCACTTCCTGCCGACATCAAGCCCGCGACCCGCAACCGTTACCGGGCACTGATCCGGGCCATCCTGCGAGCCGCAGAGCGTGAGTGGGACTGGCTTGACCGTGCGCCTGCTGTCAGGACTGAGAAGGAGGCCGCCCGCCGCGTCGCGTTCCTGACACGCGAGCAGGCTGAGACTTTGCTGGCACAGTTACCGGAAAAGTACAGATCGCCAGTCCGTTTCGCTCTTCTCACCGGGTTGCGAAAGTCGAACGTATTCGGCCTGAACTGGGACAACGTGAATCTGGAGGCAGGGATGGTCATCGTCCACGCGGACGAAGCCAAGGCAGGCGAGCGCATTCTGGTGCCGCTGAACTCCCAGGCCAAGGCCCTGCTCCAGAGCCTGCCAGAGCCTCATCAGGGCTTCGTTTTCGGTGACATGGAGCGCATCAGCCCGTCAGTTTGGGAGCGCGCCTGCAAGGCCGCAGGAGTGCCCTGGCTGCGTTTCCATGACCTGCGGCACACCTGGGCATCTTGGCACGCAATGGCAGGCACCCCGATGAACGTGCTTCAGGAGTTGGGCGGCTGGGCGACACCGCAGATGCTGCGGAAATACGCCCACCTGTCGCCCGAGCATTTGGCTCAGGCTGCGGAGCGCGTCGGACTGATCAGCGGCACATCATTTTGACTCGACGTTTTTCATCTTCTCAATTGTCCGCAGTCCGCCGATCCCGAGCAGGCCGGTCACGACGACCCACAACAGATCAATGTTCAGCGACGGCGGCTCGGGCCAGCCCTTGACCACTGCAACCCAGCCAAGCAGCGGCTGAATGATGGTTGCATACACGAACCCTGCTGCACCGCACCACCCGAACGCTGGCCGCCACCCGGCAACAAAAACGCTGGGGTGCGCCGCCTCGCGGGCGTTGATCTCCAGTTGCGCGATGACCTGTTTCAGTTCGCCTTCGGCGGCCATCCTGACCAGTTCCATCTCAGCCTGGGCCTTCTGTGCAGGGTCAGGAACAAAACGATCCAGGAGCGTTTTTCCGACCTCCAGCAGCGGTGCCAGGATGAGAGGGTTCATGCTTGCTCCATCAGGTCAGCGATCCGACGCGCCCAGCCGCGGCTGAACGAATGCCAATTCTTGAGTTCAGTCATGAACCGCAGCCGCTGGGCAAGGATCTTGGTCGTCAGGCCGCGCTCGTTGGCGAAGGCATGAGCGATAGTGATCGGGCCGAGGATGCCGTCAGCGGTGACGTTCAGCGCCCGCTGAAGCCACAGGGTCGCCTGCCTGGGGCCGCTGTTCACTGCCGCGTCCAGCATGATGTACCTGATGCTGGCAGGCAGTTCATCAGCGCGAACCGCGTTCCAGTACCGTTCCCGATAGATGCGTTTCGCCAGATCCAGCGGCAGTTCCTGCATGTTGCCTCTGTATCCGACCTCCCTGGCGACGGCCTCGGTGATGCCGTACATAGTCCTGCCGCCTCTGTCATCTGGATGATCTGAGAAGTCTCCTTCGTGTTTCAGGAGTTTCTCAATACATTGATCGAATGTCATCGCTTAAAGAACTGAAACAGCGTGAACAGCAGGACAGCCAGACCCCAGACGCCGACGCCTCGGTTGATCCAAGAATGAACGATGCGGTCAAGTTTCGTGTGCGCCGTTTGCATAACAGCAACCTCGGTCTCGACCTTGCCGATGCGTTCTCCTTGAGTAGACTGACGCTCCTCGATCAAAACCAACCTCATCACGGCATCGGTCAGTTTGTCAACTTTACTTTCCAGTCGTTTGAAATCTTCGTCTGTCGTCATGATCAACTCAGGCGGTGCGTTTCCACATATAGACGGTAATGTACGGTTGCACGTTTGCGTTGGTGCCAGATGAACCGGCTGATGCAACAGTCACGGTGTGCGTGTGATCCGCAGACACTCCTGATGTTGTACCAGAATAGGTGTGGGAGTGGGCAGCTACTGTACCCGTAAGTGCTAAACCGTCATATCTAAGACCACTTGGTCCAGCGGCCCCCGAACCATTACCGCTTCTTCCCCAATATGCAAACTCGACACCTTGTGAACTGTCGTGGTTGTGCGATCCGTCGGTTCCGGTAGTCCCGCTGAACGTGTGCGTATGCCCTGCGCTTTGGTTTCCAACAGTCGTCGTGTGCGTGTGGGTGACGTTGATCGAGTCATAGCTACCGCCTGTCTTTTCCGCCGCGTTAAACAACGCATTGCCTGCATCAAATCCAACAGGAACACGACCAGCGCCGAAAGCGACCCAAGTTCCAAACCCAAGCAAAGTCGCCGGGTTGTCTGAGTTCGTTGCGTTGATGTAAATCGAACCGACTGGGTGCAGTGCTTGAATTGCTGCATTGACGGCAGTGCTGACAAATGCAGTCGTCGCAACCGTCGTGTTGTTTGTTCCAGAAGTTTGCGTTGCCGTGGTCATTCCGGCTGGGACTTCAAGGATTCCGTCCGATCTAAGGCGCATGCGCTCGACATTGCCGATTGACCAAGTTTGAGCGTTTGTGCTCAAGACGGAATATGTCGAGTTGTAATCTGTAATGCCAGCAGTTTGCGTAATCCGCAGCCTGTTTTCGTTTCCAGTGCTTGTCTCAAAAACTTGCAACCGAACACCAGACGCGCCCCGGACGTCTAGCTTTGAATCTGGCGAACTTGTCCCGATCCCAAGCGTGCCGTTAACGGTCGCGTTGCCCTGCGCGGATAAAGCCTTTGCAGCCGGAATTGTCAGGCCGTTTGAGTTCCAGATGCTGACATCAACACCTTGCAGTGAGACGCGCATGTCGCCGGAACCGCTGCGATAAATGCCGGTCGCAGTTTCGTTCGTCCAGGAGAACCCTGGAGCACCGACACTTCCATCAGCAAACCGCAGAGGGGCGGTCATCCCGCCTTCGCCATTTCGAGCCAGACTGTCAGTGATGGCAGACGCGAGATCCGACATCGTTGTATTCGCCCAAGATGCCTCGATGAGCGCGCCGCTCGTGACGGGGTTGCCTGCTGGCAGCGTATAGGTGCCTGATCCGTTGCGGGGCATGTCTTACTCCTTACTGTGCGCCCGCGACCGGGGCAGTCAAATAGATACCTCGACGCAGAGCCTCAATGATCGGATCTGCGCGTCCTGCGTAGTACGCAGCCTCTCCCATCAGCCTGGGGGATGAGGCAGCAGCCGTTACTGCTGCCGCTGGAAGTCCAGCGACGCCTGCTGCACCCATTGACGCAAGAGGACTGGTTGCCCCTTGAATCCCTCGCGGTAGCC